GTCAGCTCCCGAAGCTCTGGGCGAACGTGGTCCGTGATGTCGGCGCCATCCTCAACGGGCGAGTCTGTCGGTGTCGCCTTGCTCGTGTGCCGAAGCTCGAGCGATAGTAGGTCGATCGTTCGCAGCGTTCCGGATGTGTCCGTGTACGAGATCTGGTCCATCAAGACCCCTGCACGCCATCGGCGAGATCGTTCGCCATGGACTCCTGCGCCTCGCGCATGATGCGATTCACCTCTGCGGTGAGGATTCGCGTATCCACAACGCCGCCGATGTTGATCTGCGTCGAGTGCGAGCCGTTCACCGTCGTGGTCCTGGCCTGCGCCCCCGGGGCAAGCGGAGCGCTGACCGTCTGCCTCACGTTGGCTTGCGCCTGCCGAATGACATCGTTTGCGTAGTCGCCGCCCGATACGCGAGGCACGCCGTTCTCGTCGGTGGCGATCCGGGGTCCACCTGCGCCAGTCGAGCCAACCTCGTCGCCCGCCGCAAGGTCGAGTGCGCCGCTGATGAGCTCCACGGGGAAGGCGGCGATCTGATTGATCAGGTCGGCCGCCTTACCGAGAGGGCCGAGAAGCGCATCGACGGCGATTCGAACGCCATTGAACAGCGTGGCAAGCGGACCGATCTTCGTCTGCGCGTTGCTCGCGAAGTTGTCCACCGCGTCAATGCCGAGACCGATCTTATCGGCGATGCCAGACGCGGCGCGCTTCATGTTCTCGATCGCGCGCTCGACCTTGTCGAACTTCTCGCGGATCTTTTCAAGCACGCGTTCTGCGGTGCCCGCGCCGCCTATGGTGTCGAGGAACGCCCCAAGCGCCGAGTCACCGCCTTCGAGGAATGTGATCAGGTCGTCGATGACGAGCGAGAACGCGGCTACCGCAGCCGTAACACCGATTGTGCCCGCGATGAATGGTGCCCACGCAATGACCCAAGCAGCAATCACGGGAAGTGCTGCGTCGATGGCAAAGGCAAGGGCCCCTATGCCGCCCGTGATGAGCGCGATCAACGTTGTGCGCAGCGCAGTCGATCGCTCGGCGAACGCACGCATCTTGGCCGCCGCCTCCGTGAACCACGTGGCGACTTGCGAGAGGATGGGATTGATCGCCTTGAGCACGGGCGACAGTGCGCCCATGAGCGTGGACTTGAGCGTCAGAAGCGCCTTGTTGAACTCCAGCGACGACTCGATCGCTTCGTCGTCGAGACCGCCGCCGAGGCGCTCGAAGTCGGCGATCACGCGGTCGATCGCTGCGCTTCCCTGACCGAGCACCGGCAAGAGCTCGCGTCCCGCGTCTCCGAAAAGCTGCATCGCCGTGGCGGTCTGCTCGGTGCCCGGCCCCATGCGTGCGAGCGCGTCCGCCGCATCGCGCATGAGCTGCGGACCCGTGCGGATCTGCCCGTTCGCGTCACGCGCCGCGATGCCGAGACGCTGGAACGTCTTGGCCATCTCGCCGTGCGGATCGAGCGCGACGCCCTGGGCCTTCTCCTGAAGGTTGGCCATGACGTCGATGATCTTTTCGCCCTCGGCGCCCGCGCTCCTGGCAACAGCCTCCCATTGCTGGAACTCCTGCCGCGAAATGCCGAGCTGACGCGATCCCTGCTCGATCGCTACGGCCGTCTCGCGGCCGAACTCAGCAAGTCCAACGGCTGCGGTACCGAGCGCGGCAACCGCGGCGAGCGCGTACTTGCCGATATTCGCCTGGAACTCTTGTAGGCTCTTCTCGGCATCCTCGACGGCATCCTCGTCAACCTCAATGCCGAGCTCGATCGCAAGCTCACGAAGCGCTGCCACGGGCGGCCATCCTTTCCAGGTCTTCGTGAATGTCGAGCGTCATGTGCGCGGACTCCAGTTGCACAAGGGACCACTGATGCTCGATCTCGTGAGGCGATCCCCAGCGGGCGCGCACGATGCGCCATACGTACCAATCGAGTACTTCGGGGACGTCGAGCGAGACGCCTCCCGCATCGCTCACCCCAGCCCGTCGCCGCCGAGCTCGTGCCCGGCAGAGGCGAAAAAATCGGCGTACTGGAACCTCAGCGCCTCCCAGGCCCATCGGTACATCAGCTTGAGACGGCGCTGAAAATGCGTGTCCTGGTTCTTGAGGTCGAGCGGCACCCACTTGCCGTCGCCGACCTCCATCTCGGAGACCTTGCCAATGATCTCGAAGAAGCGCTCTTGCTCGTCCGCGAACTTCCCGTCGCGCATCGCACCGAGCAGCATGCCGACAAGCGCGCCGCCGACGTCCTTGCCCACGTCGTTCGTCGCGGCTCGCTCAACGAAGCCCTGGCCAACTACGCGGCCGAGACGCGCAAGAAGCTGCCGCGCCTCGGACGTGCGAAGAGCGCGCATTCGGAAGCGCACGCCATCGATATCAACTTCGGTCTGCTCTGTGGACACGCGTTCTCCTCATCACGGGGACGCGAGCGTCGCGCCGCCGACCGTGAACGAATTCAGCTTGGCGATTCGGATCTTCCAGACGCGGTTCGGGATGACTCGCGCCATCGCCACGGGCGGGACCTCTTCGATCCAGCAATCCGCGCCCTGGAGCAGGGTCGTGCCGCCACGATCGCGGAGCACGAAAGCTCCGATGCCGCCGCCGTTCGCCGTGGTGTCGTCGGAGTTCGCGAGCGCGCTCAGGTCGTCATTGCTCGCGCTCGTTCCAAGGAGCGTGATCGTGCAGATTGCGGAGCGATCGAGGACGCGCGAGCGCGCCACATCACCAAGCACGCCCACCTTGTGCTCGAAGCGCTTGGCGTTCTGCTCGACCGTGACGAACTCGTCCTCAGCGAAGCCGCCGAGCACGATGCCCGCAACGGACAGCGTGATCAGGCTCGGGTCATAGGTGCCGGTTTCGGACGCTGCCATGACTCACTCCTCAGCCGACGCTCAGCGTCAGTTGCATGTTCGTGGTGTTGATGGCGCCCGCGTATTCCGCCGTGAAGACCACGTCGTTCAGCTCGCGCGCTGCGAAATCCGCATCGCTCACGTCGTCGATGTCGGGACCGGAACCCTCGATGGTTCCGGGACGAAGGAACGGGTACACGCCCGCCGCGTACTTCTGGAGAACGCCCTTGCCCTCGGCGACGACGGCGTCGATCCCGGGCTGCGTGTAGGGCAGCTTCGGCGCATTCAGCGTGAGCGTCGCCACCGCGTTCTGGAGGTCGGTGACGAGCGAGTCGCGGCCGTGGATGATGTCGATCCACTCGCCAGACGAGAGCTTGCCCTGCATCGTCACGTTGCGATCCGCGACGGCGTCGTAGTAGTTGATGTTGTCGCCTTCGAGGTAGCCGATCTCGGTGGACGAGAGCCCGTCCGCGGTGACGCCCCGAAGCGTCTTGCCTCGCCAGTTTGCGCGACCCGCCGAGTACGTGAGCATGAGCGCGACCCACGCCGCATCAGCACGCTCCGAGGCGTACTTGCAGCGGTGGAAGATGGGCAACGTGCGGTCGTAGGCCGACGTCTTGAGCGCCGCTCCGATGGTGCCGCCCGAGGTGAGCTCGGCAGCGTTCGTAAGCTGCGGGCAATAGATCTTCCCATTCGCCTCGGCCCATGCAGCCACCGCCGTGACCACCGCGCTCGACCCGGCATCGACCACGAGGCCGTACCAGTCGTTGTCCGTGGTGATCGCCGTGTTGAGAACGGTCGCGTAACCCGGGTCCGCCGTCGTATCGACGTACGTGATCAGGTTCGTGCTCGCCGTGATGTAGTTGAACTCGCCCGCCGTCGCGCCGGTCACGGTGATGACCGCGTTCAATGACGTAGCCGCAAGGTCCGCGTCCGCGTCGATGAGCGCAGCAACCGCGGTCGCGATCTGCGTGGTGGTGTTGCTCGACGCTGTGTGCGTGAACGATGCGGTCGTGCCGTCCGCCTTGAGTATGGTCAGGCTCGTCACGGTGCCATCGGTCGCGGCGCTCACGGTGATCGTGAAGCGGTGCGTGACGCCCGCGTTGGCAGCGATGACCTTGACGCGCTTCGGGCGCGGCTGCTGCGAGAACGCCCGCAGAGCGCACCGATACGCCTCGGAGTCGGTACCGAACGCGGTCCCGACATCGGATGCCTTCGTGTACGTCGTGACCGCCACGGACGCCGCGTTCTCGCCGACGAGGATCGCGAGCGTGCCGAAGCTCTGCTTCTTGATCGGCGAACCGTCGGCGATGACGGTGATGTTCGCGAACTGGTCTAGTTCGATGCTCATGGGATCGTGATCTCCGTGGGGGCGTCGTCAGAAATCGTCGCGGTCGCATTCACGGTGGCGATCCAGGAATCGCTCCCGTCTGCGTACGTGTCGGCGACGTTGAACACGAGCTCGCACGCGGCTGCGGCAAGCGAGCGCCCTACGGTGGACGCGTCATAGTCGGCGATCGGTCCAACGTTCACGAGGGAGAGGCGGGCCTCGCGCAGGTTGGATAGGATCGCCGGGCGGTAAATCCTGGTGCGCAGTTGAGCGAGAACATCCATGCCCGTGTAGGGCGTGTCCTTCGTGCTCTCTACGCGAACGGTGACACGGAGAACGCGCTGCCCGACCTGGGTGGCGTTCCACTCGATGGACGGCGCTGTGCCGCTCGCAACGCGCCGCCGCTCGTCATGTCCAACGGGCTCAAGAGGCGAGCGCCGAAGGTCGATGATCAGCCCGCTCGAGTCGCGCATCTTGGACGCGTTCGTGACCCAGCGTACGTCGGTCACGCCCGTGCACTCGGCAACAGCCGCGGCGATGGCAGCTTCGATGGTCGCCGGGTTCACTTGCGCACCTCGTAGGTGATCGAGGAGCGGAGTTGACCGGAGTCGATGAGCGGCTTCGACGAGCCCTTGCGGTCGATCGTGCTCTGCTTGTTTGCAGGCGGAATGCCTGCCGCGATTCGGAGCTGAATCAGGCCCTGAACGAACGCGCCGATACGCTCAAGCGCGACGGCGTTCGTGATGTTCCCGCGCGCGACTTCAAGGCCCTGCTTCTTACAGAACGCGACGACCTTCGCGCGGTTTGCGTCGAACGTTCCGCGTAGAAACGAGCGCTCCGGGATACGACTCGTACCGAACTCGTTCGCGGCAGCAACGTCATAGAGCGTGGTCGCGCCGTGTGACTTGCCTGCGGTCGAACCAAGAACGCCGATCGCAACCTTCCCGCCGATCGACTTCAACTCTGCGAGTCGCTCGTTCAGGCCGTTGTCTTTGACGCGTACGGTCGCGCTCACGTGTCGCTCCCGGTAACGCGGAAGCCGGACGCGACGATGCCTTCCATGCGGCGCCGTTCGGCGCTGTAGATGGAGCCATCGGCGCTGTTGCCGTTCACGAGGCGAAGCTCACGACCGTTCGGCGAGCGAGAGATGAGGTCCGCGGCGAGCCACTTCACGCCGTCGTCTTGCAGGTCGCCCCACACGTCATCAGGCGTTTGACGCAGCGCCGTCGCGATCCGCGCAGTCACAACGGCCGTCAGACTGACGTCGTTGAACTCCGGGAACTCCGCGACGAACGATGCGTAGGTGACCGTCACTCGCTCACCATCAGCGCGTCGATGCGCTTCTGTGCGGCCGCGGCGACGCTCTTCCGAGAGTCGCTCGTCCACGCATCAAGCGCGTCGAGGTCGGTCGTCTGCTCGATGACGCGCTTCGCTTCCGAAACGCTCATGTCGGCGATCGAAGGGGCCGCGAATGCCGCTTTCACGGCCTCCGCAAGAACCTCCGGATCGCCTTCGAAGTTGACGTTGACGCTGATCTGGTGGACCTCGCCGACGCGCTCGACGCGAGCCTCGGGCACCACGAAGAGCTTCGGGTCGCGCCCGAGAGACGGGCAGCACGCCACGGAGTATTCCCACACGGCGCGAGGGATCCGATTGTCCCCCACGTGCAACGTCTCCTCCTTCATTCCCACGGGGGAACTCAGGACGATCGTCCGCGACGTGCGGTTCATCACCGTGACGTGCTCAACCACTGTCACACCGCGTCCATGTACGCGATGCCCTTGGGCTGCATCGCGACGAGGCCGGCCGTGCGGCCGTGCATGGTGACCACCGTGTTCATGCCGCGCTGCTCAGGCGGAAGGAGGGCGAGCTCGTTCACGTAGAACTCGCAGACGTCCTTCTCGGTGGAGAGGGCCATCACGCGCGGACCGTCGAGCTCCGCATCCGCGAGATCGAGGCGCGCCCAGGGGACAACCTTCTTGATCCAAGGATTGGTCTTGAGGAACTGCGAGAGGATCGTGTGATCATTCGGGTTCGCCGTGTTGAGCGGCGTGCTCGAGATCAGCGCGTAGTGGTCGATGCCCATGCAGACCGTCTCGGGGCGGACGATGCCCTTCGTGGTCGTCACTGGCGCCTTCGCCAGCTTGTTGAGGTCGTCGAGGACGTACGACTGGTTGTTCGCCGCGATCTTCGCCGACCACGTGCCCGCGTTGTTCGTGGTCACAGTGATGATGTTCGGATGGTTCGTGATGCCGTAGATGCCGGCATCCGAGTCACCGACCGCGGCGATCCCGTCGAGCAGCATCTCCCACGCGCGGCGGGCGAACTGCATCTTCTTCGTCTCAAGCGGGACGCCCGAGAACGCGGCGCGCGCGAGGTCGTACAGCGAGTACGCCATCGTCGCGCCGTACGGGTAGAACTTGTTGAGCGTCTCGGTCTGCGTCGCGTCGATCGCGGGAAGATCCTGCGCCGTGTTCGCGATGCGCTTGAACTCGCCGAGGCTGTCGAACTGCGGCGTGCTCACCGACGCCGCGCCGAGGGGAACCTCGGTGTTGACGTTGAAGATGTTGCGGAACTCGGCCGACGCGTACTTCACGTCCACCGACTGCGCCTTCATGTAGAGAAGCGCGCGCGCGAGGAACGCAGCCTCGTTCGCGTCCATCTTTCGATTGGACCCGTCGGGGCGATAGTTGCGCACGCCGCGGCAGAGGTGCTCGATATCGAAACCGAGATCCTCCGCGCATGCGATGGCTGCCCCGCCATCGAGCTTCTGGATCTCCTCGCGATAGATCGCGCACTGTGCGGACGCGTCGAGGTGCTGAACCTGGGTACTCATGATCAGAGCTCCACGACCGCGACGCCGTCGATGGCTGCGGTGCTGCGATAGAAGGCGCCCCGGACGAGCGCGAATGAGGCGGACCGTTCGCCGCCGAACTGGCCGGGGACGTCGCCACCGGAGGTCACGATGCGCACGTAGACGTTGTCGCCATTGGCAACCGCGTCCTCGACCACGACGTACATCCGGCCCTTGCGCAGGACCGGCATCTCGTCCTTGTCGGAGTAGCTGTCGCTCGTGTACGGCTCGTGGGCCGACTGCCAGATCGACGCGCCGAGGAGGTCACGGCGCGAGAACTCGGCGAACGCGGGCTTCGTGCCGATGGTGAACGTGCCGGCCGTGCCGCCCTGCGCGGGGATGTACACGCTGACGAGGCGACCGAACGCCTGCTTCGTCTCGATGGTGACGTTGCCCGCGTCGGGCATCAGCACGTCTTCGCTGATCTCGCGACCGTCGCAGTCCTCACCGTAAAAGGTGATAACCGTCGCATCCCAATTGGCATGCGAGTTGGCGGTCAGCGTGATCTGCTGCGCCGGGATGATGCGGCCCTGGCCGATCGTGCCGTCGAACGCCGCGCCCGAGACGGTCTGCGCGGTGGCTGCCGTAGCGCCGCCGGGCGTACCGTCCAGGATGCTCGTGGTGCTCGCGGTGACCGCAGAGACCGGCTTACCCTGACGCGGGCTGGTGCCCTTGAGCACTGCGCAGCCGAGGGCAACCGCGCCCTCCGCAACCGTGCTGATGACGTCCTGCATGATCGCGCCATCGGCAAGCATGCCGGCGCGACCGATCGCAGGAACGAGTCCGTACGAAGTCTGAAAGGTCACTTGGAACCCCCTGCTGCTGCGATGCGCGCCTTGGCGGCCGCGATCGGGTCTGCGTCGGCCGCATCATTGCGAGCCGCTTTCGGCGCCGCGATCGTGCGGACCGTGTTGTCTGCGATGCGCGCGGGCGCCTGCTCTCGCGCGGCCTCAACGAGCGTCGCGACGTAGGTCGCGTCTTTGCCGTCGAGCTTGATGGTCGGGAACGCCTTCGCGACGATGGACGCGTTCAGCTCGGCGACGGTGCCGTCGAGCTTCTCGCAGCCGTACGACTTCGCGAGGTCGCGAAGACCAGCGAACGCGGCAGCCTCATCGGCGCGCACCTTCGGGTCGTTTGCCTTTGCGAGGTCGGCCTTGAGCTGCTTGTTCGACGCCTCGAGCGCGTCGAGGCGAGCGAGCAGCTTCGAGTCCATCTTGGGCGCAGGCTCGGCGTTCGGGTCCTTGTCCGCGACGGCGACCGTCTCGGTCTCCGCCTTCGGCACCATCTGACCGCAGCACGGGCACTTTTCGCCCGGCACTGCGACCATCGGATCCGCGTCCTTCGCGACAGCCGCAACTTCGGGCTTGTCGGACGTCGCCGCGGGCGCGTCTTCGTCTTTCTTCTTCGCTGACATGGATGGCTCCTGCGTGCCCGCGGGCAGCGCGTTACCTGTGCTGTCGAGTCGCATGCGGACTTCCTCGCCCGCGCGACCCCACTTGCTCGGACCCACAGCAACGTGGTTGTTCCGAATCTTTCGCTGAACGGCGTCGTACTTCTGGCCGTTGAACTCGCCCGGCGTGAAGTCGAGATCGCACGTGTAACCAAGGCTGATCTCGGACCGCTCGCCGGCCTCGATGGCGCGAATCATGTCCGCGTCCTGAACGACCAGAGTCGCCGCAACGAACTCGTCTTTGCGCGACACGTTGCGCGCGTGTCCACGCTCAAGCTCGCGGTAGTTCGTGGGGCTCACGAACGATGCGGGATGCAGGTCGGTGACCGGCGCATCCTCAAGCGTGGCGAGGGCGTCCGCGTGGAAAACCTCTTCCTCGGGCCGAAGCTCGCGCTGAATCGTGCCGTCGGCGAGCTTGTACTCGAAGATGCCCGTACGCGTGACGAACGCAGGGACACGCAGGCCGCCCTGCGGAGTCCGCTCGGCCTTGTCTAGTACACCTGCGTCGAAGCGACGAAAAACGCCCACGTGGTCATGCGAGCGTGACGACCGAAGTCGCACCACCGACAATCGTCAGTCATCGAACACAGGGATCGCGACGCACCGGCACTGATAGTCCCGCCCCGGGTGGTCTCGCCGTCCCGTCCTCGGGTCCACAATCGGCGGATTCGCCCACGATTGAATGCTGTTTTCGAGGTGACGGTGCGACTCTCGAACGCGCTCATCCCTCGACGTGGACCACTTGTACCGGGTGACGCCGATCGCGCGGTGCCGCTCTTGCGTCATGTCCGCATTCAGCTTGAGGACCTGGTCCCGTGCGATGAGCTCGGCCCGTGACCGTCCAACGCTCAACCGGTCTTGGACGAGAAGCGCGATGTCCTCCCACCGAGCGCCCCGTGCCCACTCGTTCCGCAGGCGCCCCGCGAGGTCGCTCACCACCTCGTCGGCCATGACCGTGATGAGTTGCGCGTTCGTGATGGCCCACTCGGCCGAAAGCCCGCGCAGGTTTGGCAGGAGCTGCGGCGAGACGACGAGCGACGCGGCGACCTCGCGCAGGTTGAAGCGGTTCACGCGCTCATGAATCGCCGCCGCCATCGCCTTGATCTTCTCGATCGAGAGCGTGGCTACGAGCGCGTTGCGAACCTGCTCGACGACGGACGCGGTGGTGTCCGCGTCCGTGCGTTCTGACGTGTCCGTGATGGGCCGAAACTCGCGCTCGACGATGCCGGAGATCTCGTCTGCCGTCGCGTCCCATGCCTTCCGCAGCTCGGACGTATACGACATCTCGGCGCCTGTTGGAGGACGCGGGATGTACGTGGCCACCTTCTGGCGAGGCTTGAGCTTGCGGCGGTCCTTCGCGGCGTAGACCGCGTGCAAGATGGCGCGCTGGCTCACGTCGTCACCGGCGGAGGCGCCTCGTTCTCTTGCTGGGGCGGAGCGACCACGGCCGGAGTCGTGGCGGGCTCAGCCGGCGGATCGCGCAGCGTCAGGTCCACGATGATGGGCCCATCCGAGTACGTGCCGCCGCCGAAGCGCGTGGCGCAGACTTCCTCGGGAGTGACCACGCCCTTGTCGATGTACTTCACGTCGGTGTCGGCGATCTTGTCGCGGTGCGCCGCTTCCTCGTTCGGCGTCATTTGCCAAAGCGACGGCCACTCGATCGTCCATTCGTCGGGCGAGCCCGCTTTCAGCTCGGCGGCGAGCAGGCGCACGATGGTCTCGAGCGGCGGTTGCAGATCGGTCGTGCGGTAGGACTGCACCGAGTCGTACCAGCCGCGCACATCGCTCTCGCCGGTCGCGTTCAGGCCACCCGGTGACATGCCCATGAGGCGCGTAACGGGCATGCGTGCTGCCGCGGCAACGCGTACCCACGTCTTGTCGAGCAGGACGTCTAGGCCGCCGAGCGACGTGTTCTTGTATTCGAAGTCTTCCTTCTCGGCATCGACCAGGATCGCGCGGGCCGCGCCGCGCGCCATGTTCACGACCTCCATGCGATTCTGAAGGTCTTGCTTCTTCCCGTTCGCGATCATCGAGATCAGGTTGTGCATCTTGAACACAGGCTGAGACGCGTCGTTCAGGATGTAGCTGACGCTCTTCCAGTTCATGCCCGCGTCGCGAAGGATCTCGTACACACGCTGGAGAACCGAAGCGCTCCACCCCTGCTCTTCAATGCGACGACGACGCGAGACGTTTGCGCCTTCGAAGCGGAGCAGGCGCGTCGAGTGGATGATCATCGACGTCCCGCCGTTCGTCGGCTGGAAGAGCCACATCTCGGGCTTCTGGTACCGAGGCGAACGTGGGTCGTCGTTCAGCTGGTACCACTGAAGCTCCCAGCGCGAGATCGTGATCACCGATCGCAGCTTCGTCACGCGCGAGATGTCGAGCGGCATCGACGGGTCAAGGCCGTCCTCGACGACGGGAAAGAGCGCGGCGCCGCCGTGCAAGCGTCCCCAGATCGCAGCCTCCATCACGCGCGCATCGACACCGAGATCGGTCACGCGGCGCTTGATGGTCGCGATCTGTTCCTTGGTCTGCTTCGCGGCGAGCTCGTCTTCGTCATCCTCGGAAGCGCGCCGGGTCGGGCCCCACCCCTGCCGCATGCCGTCTTCGGGAAGCGCTTCGACGATGGTCGCCGCGAAGTCGTCCTCGTCGTACAGCGCGTCGAGCATCTGCTCGTTCAGCCGCTCGCCCTGATACATGCGAGCAGCGGCCATCTTGTCGCGGGACGTGCCGAATCCGGTGATGGTATTCGCCCAGCCGTCTACACGCTGAATGGCCTGTGAGAAGAGCTTGGAGAAGTCCACCTAGCCAAGCGGCCATGACGACCGGTGTCGCACCACTACGGGTACTCGGGCTCGCCGAAGTGCCATGACTCCGAGAAGTGCACCTCAATCCATTCCGCGCGCTCCTCATACGAACTCTCGCCAGTTTGCACGTATGCCAACTTTGGACGCAGCACGGACCAGCCGTTGCGTGGGAAGTCGTAGACGATTCGGATCGAGTCCGATGCTCGCGTGTCCATCAGCACAACTTCGACGGCGTGCGGCTGGTGCGACTCGGGACGGCCCACGTCAACGAAAGCGACACCGTCTCGAATTGCTGCGTGTTCCGTCATCGCTCACCCCTGCTCATGGTTCGTTACGCGTAGCGCGTGACACCAAGGGCACCGGTACACGCGCAGTCGATTGCTCACGCCGCTCATGCGGCGTCGTGCGTGACCGGCCGAGCCGTACTTGATCTTTCCGGTGACACCGCACTTGGTCATCACTCACCACCCCTTCGCATACGCGTCCGACTGTTGCTCGATCGTGACGGCGTCGCCCACTAGCCTCAAGTGCGCGAGCGAGAGCGCGTCCACGATATCGTCGTGCGCCTTCGATGGAAACGCCTCTAGCTGGTTGAAAAATCGCTCGTTCCAGTCGGCTCGCATGACCAGGATTCTGCCATTCTCTGCTGAGCTCGAGACCGGTCCAGCATAGGTGACTTTTGACTTCGATGCGAGCACGGTCGTGAAGCGGTATCCGATCAGATTGTCGGAGCTGTGCATCACATCAACGATGCCGGCCTGGCCTCCGTCGCGCCACATCGCTTGCTCGACTTCGAGGCCGTCATTCTCTGCTGTGCGGTGCATGAGCGCGTCGATGTCTCGCGGTCGAGATTGAGTCGATTCAAGATGCTCGACGACCATCCGCTTGTCTTTCAGAAGCGCAAGCCTGATGCCCTCTGTCCAATCCGGGTCCTTGCCCGGCTTCGCCTCGGTTGCGGCCTTGTCCCAAGCGCGCACGCGATGGACCACCGGAACCTGCGGAGGTAAGCGGTCGATGACCTGAAACCACGGACGCTTGAAGAGCAAGCCGGCCGCTGGGCGTACATTCCAGTTGCCGCCGAGGAGCCGCTCACGCTCCACCAACGGAAGAGCCATCAGTTTGGCGCGGTAGTGCGGATCGCCCTTTGGATTGTCTGCCAGAAGTGCGGCGATGAAGGTGAAAGAAAGTGGATCGCTATCTGGAAAACGCAGTCGAAGTTCGTCTCTGTCGTCTGACCACACGATCTCGTTGCGGTCACGCACAAACCAGCGAAGGACGCCCGATCGCCTTGGGATTGGGTACCCGTCATCTCCAATCCACCAGTCGATGAGCTTGCGGACGAAGCTGTCCGGGTCCGGGTTGCAGGTTGCCCTGACGTACGGGCGGATGCCGCAAGTGGAGCGATTTCGCGAAAGCAGAAACCAGAACTGTGACTCTTCGAACTCTGTCAGCTCGTCGAAGTAGATCCCGGCATACTGCTTACCTGAGTGCGAAACCGCATCCTTCGCGTGCTGGAGGTGTCGAAGCTCGACCAGCGCACCGGACGGAAATCGCCACTCCAAGCCCGGCGACTCTCGGGACGTAGCGCCTCCGTCGATTCGCGGATAGATGCCGCACATCTCCTCCCAGATCGACCCCGAT